ATGTATCGTCACGCAAAAACTTTGGATTAAATGAAATTTCACCTGGTAATACAGCAAAGCCAAACACGTTAGCTTCCAGAAGGAATGGTAAGAATTTAACATTCATGGCAGGGATGGCTAAATCTGGCCTGCAATCTAACTTAGGCGACAACATCTTTGAAATTATAGACATACCGTATCCTACCTTTGTTGCAGTAAAATATAATATAATTTTTTGGACTCAATATATGCAACAAGCAAATCAAATTATAGAAAGTCTATACTCAATTTTTAAAACTAAACATGAGATACAAATGGTCACTGATACTGGTTACGAGCTAGTGGCGTTCTTTGGAGACACAGTCAGCGCCAACAATAACTTTGATGACTTTTCTAACGACGAGAGAACTATTAAACATAGTTTTGATGTTACAATTCCTGGTTACATATTAGCACCTAACAACAACGATTTAGGCTCACCTTTTAGATCATTCTTCTCAGCACCTCAAATTGAATTTGGTTACTATGATGCATTAAATCCAGTCATTGTTAGGCAGGACATGGATCAAGCAGATTCTTCTGATTTTATACTAAGTGATGTAGAGATGGTAGAAGATATAAAAGGCAGTCTTAGGCGTGGACAGTCAAGTGAAGAAGTTCAAGTTATGGTTCGGGATCCCTTTACAAACGAAGAGGTCACAACATATGGGAAAGTTAAGCTACGTAATCAGAGAGCAGGAGAAACAGTTATAGGACCTGCTGTTGTCAAAAAAATTGATACACAATATGAATAGATAATTGACGTGCAACTCGATAGTTATTAAACGTTAATGTAATTAAGGAGTAATTGAATGTCTGAACAAGTATTTAAGTCCCCTGGGTTTTTTGAAAAAGAGGTGGATCTAAGTCAGCGAACGGGCGAAATAACTGGCGTTCCAGCTGGAGTTGCCGGTACAGCTGAGATAGGCCCAGCATTCGTTCCTGTAACAATCGGTTCGATGGTAGATTTTAAAAATAAATTTGGCGATATCAAATCAGAAAATTTCGGACCCTATGCAGTCAAAGAATTTTTAAGAAATAGATCAGCAGTAACTTATGTCAGAGTTTTAGGCGCCGGAGCAAACACGACATCGCAACATATAAATAACACAGAGCAACAAGGCGTTGTCAACTCTGCAGGTTTTTTATTGACAGGTAGCGGGTACTCTTCTGCTGATAACATACTAAACAGAGCACAAGGAAATGTAGTATTTATTACAGCATTTCATCAAGTACCTACAAACTATGAAGTAGCTGGATATCCTATTTTTACAGACAATAGAACGTTTGGTCTAACCTCCGGTGGTTTTATTTCTCTAGTCAGAGGAATGCTTTTTACTACGACCGGTTCTAGAATTGAAGTATTAAAATACGATCAAAGTTATCCGTCACCACAAACAGGAGCTGACGTAGCCTCAGTTAATCCTTACGACGGCACTGAACTAGCAGGAACTTTTAAACTTGTAGTATCCTCTTCTGCAGCTGGTTCTACGTTTTCAAATGACGAAGGCAAACCTGGTATTAAAATCTACACTGCTTCTTTAGATCCTAGTAGCATACATTATGTAGGAAAAGTTTTAAATAAAGACCCAGACAGATTCTTTGAAAAGCAACATTTACTTTATGGTGACTTTCCAGTTGAAAGTGAAATTGCCAAAGTTTTTCATAATTCAGCGGCTCCTGCAAGTGAGTATGTAGGAATTGTTTCCGGATCACAAAGCACTAGTTTGTCCTCCGGTGATACAACACAGACATATGAAGCCATGTATGGAAGATTTGACACAAGATATGCAGCAGCAAGAACAACCGATTTTATATCACAACCTTTTGGTGATAAAGAATTTGATTTGTTTCACTTTGAAACAATATCAGACGGAGCTTCAGCAAATGTTAAATTTAAAGCATCAATATCAAATATTAAGAAGTCTTCAGATCCTAAAAACCCATACGGGAGCTTTACTGTAGAAATTAGAGATTTTGGTGATAACGATAGAAACTTAAGAATTCTTGAAAGATATCCTAACTGCAATTTAAACCCAGCTAGCGAAAATTACATTGCTAAGAAAGTTGGAGATATGAAAGTTTTCTACAATTTTGATGCAGAAACAGACTCAGAAAGGCGATTAATTGTTGAAGGTAAAAATCCTAACAAGTCACAGTATGTAAGAGTTATAATGAATAGCCTTTTAGATTCTCCAGGAGCTGTACCGCAAGAGGCGTTACCTTTTGGTTTTAGAGGTCTTCCAGTTCTCAAGACAACAGACACGCTTACAGACGACAAAGATTCAGCATTGCCTGCAGGAACACTTAATCCGAGTGCTAGACTGCACCTATCAGCTTCAGACTCTGCATCAGTTCTTTCAGCTTCTGTTTTACCTCCTGTTCCTTTTAGATACAAAGTTACAAAAGGAGCTGTAAAACAATCATCAACACCTGCATTCACAGGAGAGCCTGGCGATACAGAAGTTGCTGATGCTAATTTATATTGGGGTGTCAAGTTCGAAAGACTACCGACTACAGCATCAATGGCACAATCAGTTTTAAATTCAAATGCTTCATCAGAAAAGAACGATCTTATAGCTAATTATAGTAAACTACTAGGTATTGCTAAATTAGATTCACTTGTAACCGGTTCTGGTGCAGATCAGTTTAATGAAAATAAATTTACTTTAGCACGAGTTGCTTTAAGACACACACTTGCAGCAGGAGGTAATATTGATACAACCATGTCAACAGCCTTGTCAGGAACAGCAGCAGAAAGCATTCTTGAAACTGCTTACTTAAGAGACAAAGACCCTGATGTTGCTGATTATACAGTTCTCGATGGATCTTTGCGCAGGGCTACGCTAGCAACACTTTTAGCAGCCAACAGTCATGTCTACTTTAACAAGTTTGCAAATTTCGCAAAGTTTACAAACATGTTTTATGGTGGTTTTGATGGTAATAATTTACTTGATAAAGATATGAGACTTATGAATGATCGCGCAAGTTCTTCAGATACAGGTGGAAAAGCAGGAGGCTTAAATATACATAATTTAAATAGTACGTATTCGCCAGGAATTGGCCCTAATAATAATACAGTTTTTGCATATAGAACAGCGACAAAAATTCTTACAGACAATATGTCGTCCCGCATAAACATACTAACAATTCCAGGAATACGAGATTCTTTCGTAACAGATCATGCTCAAGATTTAACAAGAGAATACGGTCAAGCTATCTACTTAATGGACATTCCTTCTTATGACAAAGACAATGTAAGAAGATATGATGACAGCAATGCGGCTGCTAGTGTTGACAGAACTATAGAGCAGTTTGAAGGTCGTCAAATTGATAATAATTTTACTGCAACCTATTTTCCAGATGTAAAAATTGAAGACGATGACAATAACAACAGGGTCATTGGGGTTCCGGCATCTGTTGTTGCACTAGGCGCAATAGGATTTAATGACTCAATCGCATATCCTTGGTTTGCTCCTGCTGGATTTAATAGAGGTGCACTAGAAAATGTTAGAAATACAGACGTTAGATTAACTGCAGGAGATCGCGACAATTTGTATGAAGCTAGAATTAATCCGATTGCTAACTTTCCAAACGGTGGTTTTGTTATCTTTGGTCAGAAAACATTACAACAAGATAAAACAGCGTTAGATAGAGTGAATGTTAGAAGAATGCTACTTGAAGTCAAAAGACTTATTGTTGACGTAGCTAACAAATTAGTTTTTGAACAAAATACACCAGCAACAAGAGCTAGATTCGTTGCACAAGTGACACCTCTACTTTCAGTTGTACAAAGTCAACAAGGTATTGATCAATTCAAAGTTGTCATGGATTCATCTAATAATACAGATATTGACATAGAAAACAATGTTCTTAATGGAAGAATAGTTCTTGTTCCTACAAGAGCAGTAGAATTTATTGCGGTTGACTTTATTATCACAAATTCTGGTGTAAGTTTTGCGTAACGCATATTTAAGTTATAAATGGAGATCATAAATGGGTGAATTAGTTTTTAAGAGTGCAGGAGTTAGCACAACAGAAATTGACTTGTCAGGTCCAACACAGGCAGGGCCAAGTGGTACACCTGCTGGTGTGATCGGTACTGCCAATCAAGGCCCTGCTTTTGTTCCTGTCACAGTTGCAACTTTTACACAATTCCAAAATATATTTGGTGAATCAGATGGAAAGAAATTTGGACCGATTGCAGTAAATGAGTGGTTAAAGAATGCAAGATCTTGTACATTCTTAAGAGTATTAGGAGTGGGTGACGGAAAACAAAGATTAAATTCAGGTGTAGTAACCAATGCTGGGTTTTTTGTTGGAGATCAACAAATTCAATCAGATGGTAATTCAGGAAAAAATCCATTTGCAAATGATCCTGTAGAAGATTCAGTCTCCGGAGGCTCAATTAAAGGAAGAACTTACTTTCTTGGGGCTTACATGAAAGATGCAGCAGAATCTACTTTACTAGTAGATGCAGGATTGCAAACAGGAACAAGCGCTGTACCGATACTTAGAGGAGTACTTCTAGCTGCATCAGGCGTCGCTTTGACACTATCGGGTAACGCTTCTGGCAATGACAATACAGTTTCAAATAATCAGACCGCAGTTTCAGGATACGGTGTCACTAACCCAAGAAAAGGTTACTTTACCGGTTCAATAGATTTAAGTTCTCAAAACTTTACCTTATTGCTTAATGGATTAAAAGATACAGACAAAAAACAGCTCAATGCTTCGTTGGACATAACATCACCTGCTTACATTAGCAATGTTTTAAATACAGACCCACTAAGTTTTGAGAAAGAAGGTCACCTACTCTATGGTCATTATGACATACATAACGCTATAGCAACAATAACCGGTTCAGGTGCAGTAGCAGCTGGAGGACACGGAAAAAGTCCAAGCGGCGGTGGAAAAGAAGACATTATATTTCTTTTAACATCATCAATAGCAAGAGGCACTACAACCAGTCCTACACCTGTCTATGAAGACTTTAGAGATAGATTTGCTACGCCTATTACACCATCAATCATCTCACAGAATTTTGGTGGCAAGCCTTTTAATTTATTTCAAGTTGAATCTTTGTCTGACGGTGAATTTGCAAACGTCAAGCACAAAATATCTATTGAAAATTTAAAAGTTTCAACATCAACAACTGATAAGTTTGGATCATTTGATTTAATTGTAAGAAATTTCTTTGATACAGATGAAGAAAAGAATGTAATTGAGTCTTACAGGGGATTATCACTTGATTTAAATTCTGATCGCTATATTGCTCGTGTTATTGGAGATCAGGATATATTTTTTGACTTTGACAATTCTTTAAGCAATCAAAAAATAACTGTTGAAGGTGATTACCCCGTCAGATCCAACTTTATTAGAATTAAACCATCAAACGATTTAAAAAGCGGAAATATCCCAGATGAAGCGCTTCCTGTTGGATTTAGAGGTCCGGGTCATCTCGTAACTTCTGGGTCATTTTTATGTGATGCGCAAGATGCGTACTACTTAAACAAAACACCAGCTGGGGTTAGCGAACCTCCTGTACCGTATAGAAAAACTATATCACTTAGTGTAGGGATTAATAAGCGATCAGATTCTAGACTTTACTGGGGAATTCAAACTAATCAGAAAACAGTCCCTGCTGAACCTAACAAACCGAGCCTATTTGATTCATCGTTTAGAACTTATGCCAAATATTTTCCTAACCACTTAGTTGATACAACTAAATTTAGAGTAGGAGAAAATCCAGGAGCGGCCAATGTTAACAACTCTATTATCGATTGTGATGTCTTTAACAATAATAGATTTTCTCTTGAAAAGTTGACCGTTCGAACAGGTTCAGATGGTCATGCAGACCCTGAATTCTGGTTGAGTGCCTCTTATCATGCACCAGGAAATGCTGCAGCAGATAGTACTGCAAAGACTAGACACTGGAGAGTCAGTGACTTAAATAGAGTTGGTAATGTTAGATATTCTAAGTTTACCACATTTATGCAAGGTGGTTTTGATGGGCTAAATATATTTAACCCGGATAAACTAGCAATGAGCAATGCGTCTGTTGTAAGAGAAATGACTGACACAACAGGTCAATTTGGCAAAGATGACTCTTCGTCTGCAGCTTATAGAAAAGCTGTAGACATTATGGGATCAAAATCAGATGTTGATATTAAACTCCTTGCAATTCCTGGAATAAGACACCCAGTTGTAACAGACTTTGCAATGACAGCAGTAGAAAATCGATTTGACGCCATGTATATTATGGATATTGAAGAAAGAGATGTGCTTAATACAGTAATTACATCTTCAGCACAACGACCTCATGTTCTCAATACAGTAAATAACTTTACAAATCGAGGCCTAGACTCTTCATTTGCAGCAGCATACTTTCCTGATGTAATCGTACAAGACCCGACGACATTAGGCAATGTACAGGTACCACCTTCAGTCGCTGTATTGGGTGCATTTTCTCTTAACGACCAAATTGCACATCCTTGGTTTGCACCAGCTGGTTTTTCTAGAGGCGCTCTAGAAGCTGTTGAATTGGCTGCAGTAAGACTAAATAGAACAAACTTAGATGACTTGTATTCTGCTGATATTAATCCACTCACAGCATTCCCTGGAACAGGTACAGTTGTTTGGGGACAGAAGACGCTGCTTGCTAGTCCATCTGCACTTGATCGTGTTAATGTGAGAAGGTTGCTTATTGATATTAGACGCAAAGTTAAAAATGTTGCGAACTCTCTTTTGTTTGAACCGAATCGTGTTGAGACACTTGAGAAATTTAGTGCACTTGTCAACCCTATTTTGCAAAGCGTGCAAGAGAAAAGCGGTGTTGATCGCTTCAAGGTTGTCATTGACACAACAACTACAACTCAAGCAGATGTAGAAAATAATACAATCCGCGGAAAAATATTCTTGCAGCCTACAAGAACCGCAGAATTCATTTCACTAGACTTTGTTGTTACAAATGCTGGTGCAGTAATTTAAAAACTTTTTTAACGGATAATTATATACACCGATTAGGAGAAAAAAATGGCCGAAACATTATCAGTAACAGACTTACTTCCAAATAAGTTTGAACCTAAAAGAGGTTATCGATGGGTTCTTTCAATTGAAGGTATTGACTCTTTTTTAGTTACCAGTACAAAGAGGCCTGATGCTACAATTGGAAGCACCGAAATTAAATTTATCAATAGCTACCGAATGATATCAAACGGAAAGATTAAGTGGAGTGATATTACTGTAGACCTTCATGATCCGATTGCACCTTCAGGAGCTCAACAAGTAATGGAGTGGATTAGAACTCATTACGAGTCTGTATCTGGTCGTGCTGGATATGCTGACTTCTATAAGCGTGACTTGCAACTTAAGATGCTTGATCCAGTTGGGACAGTTGTAGAACTCTGGGATATTAAAGGGGCAATAATTACAAATGCCACGTTCGGTTCACTGTCTTACGAAAGCGACGAAATTATGAAGATAACATTAACACTTGCTGTTGACAATTGTGTTATGCAATTCTAAATTGAGCTTATAATATCTGATTTTAAAGCCGGTATCAACCGGCTTTTTATTTTACTGATGCTTGTTGTGCTTTACAATATGAAGTAGGAGAAAATTATGAGCGAACACATACCTAAGTCCAATATAATGAAAGATGATTTCGGATGGGAAGTACCTGTTGAGACAGTCCCACTACCTTCACAAGGATTGGTATACAATCCAGACTCGCATCTATACAAGACAGAGACAATTGATATAAAAGCGATGACCGCAAAAGAAGAGGATATACTTACTTCTGCTGCCTTGCTTAAAAAAGGCGAGACACTAAATACACTTATCAAGTCTTGTGTAGTTAACGAATCGATAAACGTAGATGAACTTCTGTTAGGCGATAGAAACTCTCTTATGGTTGCTGTTAGAATAACTGGATATGGCCCAGATTATAAAATCTCAGTCAACTGTCCACACTGTAATCACATAAACAAAACTAATGTAAATTTAAGCGAATTAGCTATTAAGTTTTTAGAGATAGATCCAGTGACACCAGGTAAAAACATTTTTGAATATGAGCTTCCTGTTACGAAAAAGAAAGTAAGGTTTAAGTTTTTAACTGTTGGTGACGAAAAAGAAATGTCTAAAGTGCGAGAGAGAATGGAAAAACACTTTGAAAATTTTACAGAGAATAACGTCACTTCAAACTTGGAAGCGTCAATTATACAAATTGATCACATTACTGACAAGAATAAGATTAGACATTTTGTTCTCAACATGCCAGCCTATGATTCTAGGCAGCTTAGAAAGTATATGCGGGAAAATGAACCCGGAATAAAAATGCAGCATAACCTAGTTTGTGAAAATTGCACAAGCGCTTCCTCGGTGTCAGTTCCCTTGTCGAGAGAGTTTTTTTGGCCTTCCTAGTAATTACAGAGAGATATATCTCGAAGAGTCTTTTGCACTTATGATGCATCTTAGAATGAGCTTGAGCGACATACACAACCTTCCTGTTAGATACAGAAAGTGGTATATGGATAGACTGGTTAAGCATTTTACGAAAAACAGTGAACCGAAACCTGTTGATAAATCTCAAGACGCAAAGAATTTTGCTAAGTTTCAAGACCAGATAATGAAAAAGTTATCTGATTAAAACTTGTGAGATGCATAATTATGTATTATAACTAGAGTGTGTAAATGCCAACATTAGATAATACTGATCAAACATTGCTGACAAAAGCTTTTAAAGATGCATTAACAGGTGCTACAGGCGGTTCTGAGGGTAAAACTCTATTTGGTCTATTAGATGAAGTAAAAACTGCAATAGCAGGCATACCTGCGGGTGGCGGCGGTAGCGGTGTTCCGCCTATGCTTCAAGATCCTCCTCCTGGAGGCGGTCAACAGCAGGAAGATTTGAAAAATGCTGGAAGCGCACTCACAGAGCTTAATGAGGCTGGAAAAAAAGCTGCTGACGGTTCAAAAGGTATGATGGATGCAATATTCACACCCATTGCTGAGATCATTACAAAAGTTG